CACAAACAATTAAAGACCTTTATAAAACAGTTTGGGAGATGAAACAAAAAACACTTATTGATTTAGCAGCAGATAGAGCCCCATTTGTATGCCAAACACAATCAATGAATTTATTTGTAAAAAATCCTACTTATAAAACATTAAATGCTATGCATTTTTACTCTTGGAAAAAAGGGTTAAAAACAGGAATATATTATTTACGCTCACAAGCAAAAACATCAGCACAAAAATTTAGTGTTGATTTAAAAACGAATACTACAAAACAAGGCACTGATAATAAAGATAATAAAGACGTTGATATAGCAACAACTAATACAAATGAAATTCAAATAGAAGCTAAAGAAGAACCTGAATGTTTAATGTGTTCGTCTTAATTAAAAAAAATTAATTTATATACTTAGACTTGGATTTATATAATTAATTTTAATTTCTTATTTTTTATTTTTCTTATTTTTCTTTTTATAAAATACAAATGATTCTTTACCATTATTTATTTTAACTTCACCTACTGGTTTAGGTTCTCTTACTTTTTTGGAAAATGTTTCATCATAAATATACATTTTACCAAATGAATTGGGTTTTGTTTCTATGTATAATGTTTTACCATTTTTTAATACTAATTTACGAATAGAAGTATAAACAAGTTTTTCTTGTGTTACATCAATTGTATCAATTGTATCCCCAATACTTGGTGTATATATATAATCATCTCTATTTTGTGTATCATAATCCATACACATTAATCCTTTATTCTCTGAATTTAATATATTTTTACTATAATTTAAACTACAATCAAAAGCAGTTTCTTTCATTAGTTTTTGAAATTCATTTACAATTTTTTTCTTCTTTTCGGCAATCATATATAAATATTCGTCGCTTGATACAACTTTAAATGCTTTATTTATTAAAGCAGGGTCTGGTTTTGTATAGATATCACTTTTAACATCAATATAAGTAATATGTTTAACAAGTTCTGGAGTAATAGTCGACATATATATAAATACTTCTACGGTTTGGTCTTTTGGTGCTAAGTTTAAATGTGATTTATTACGAACCCCTCTACCTATAATTTGTGTAATTAAAACCGGTTGCCAATAAGGTTCTAAAATATGTATATACCGAACCTCTTTTAAATCTAATCCCTCAGCCCCCGTTCTTGTCGTCATAATCATTTTAATCACTTCACCATAATAATTATTTTCATTTTTTTCTCTTAATTGTTTTACTAATTCAGAACAAGTTATATCTAAATTTTCAAATTGCGAATTATATATATTACGATATATTTCTCTTTTAATTGTATCTTCAGAACCAGTATAAAATATATATTTATGTTTATGTTTTTCATCTTCATTTTCATCTAATACCCATTTCATTTCTCCTTTTATTTGAGTTTTTTTAATACGAAATGGAGCCCATTTATCAGTTTGTAAAAGTGCTTCGGCAAAACTTCTTAATCCTATTAATGTTTTAAAGTAACTATATACAAAAATTTTACCAGTTTCTTTATTTATATTTGATATCATAGCTAAATATTTAGGAGCATACATAGCAAGACTATTATTTTTAATATCTAAATATTTAGCTTTATCTTTTGACAATAATTTCATATAAGAATCAATAATATTTTTATTGAGTTCAGCTTTTTTCATTTTTTCAGCTTCTTCTTGTGTTAAAGTAAAATCATCTAATTGTTCTGATAATGTTTCTATTTGTAAAAGTTTATCATTAATATCTTTATTATCGTAAGGACTACCTGTATCTTCTGGAAATACAAAAGAACAGGCAAATCTACTTTTAATACGATAACTTGACGAACTCATTTGGTCGTCTTTTTCTCCTTGACGTTTTTTATTTTTATCTTCTACTATTTCTTCATGTCTATATTTTTCATATTTAGATAATTGATATAAACTCATAGGAACTTGAACTGTATTGATTGGTAATAATTTAGGATATAATTTTTCATCTTGATATCCATAATAAGAAGTTAAACCAACAATACGTCTTTTTATTAAATTTATGTTTTTTAATTTATTAATATCAGGATTGTAAAATTGTCTTTCAAATTCATCTTTATCTTCTGGAAAACAAGTTTCTTTAATATCACGGGTTGATATTTTATATCCCATTTTTTGTATTGTGTTAATTATGTCATCTTTGAATTGTAAAAAATCAATATTATGTTCTGGACTATAAATAATTCCTTTACCATTAGAATGTGTAACAAAATCTTCTGGATTTTTAGTTACTTTAACTAATTTACGTGTTTTATCAATAATAATTTGGTCTATGTGTTTATTTTTTTTCAACATATATTTAATTGTATCATATTCAATAGTTGTTTTACCATCATATAAAGTTTTAAATTTAATTTCTAAAACATTCATATAACCACGCAAAATATTATAAATTTTACTAATTTCAATAACGTGATTAATAATTGGTGTTCCACTTAAAAATATATATTTAGGATTTTTAGCTTCCATAAATAAATTATAATATTTAGCAGCATTAACACTTTTAGTATTCATTGTATTACCTATATTATGAACTTCATCAATTATAATAATTTTATTATCAAAATCACCCTCTTTTAATTTATTTAAAAAACGACCATCATAATGTAAAAATCTAAAGCGTTTTTCAATCATATGATTAATTTGATTATCTAATTTTTCACGTTTAATAAGAGATAAATCATTATAATTAGAAGTATTATTTGTAAAATCAATAAAAAATGCCCCTCCATTTTCAGCAATAGATTTTGATGGTATTCCTAATTCTTCTGCTAATGTTTTTTGTTCTACTGTAGAGCAAGTATTAAATACCCAATGATTAATTGATTTAAAATAATCAGAACCACACGTTCTAATTTCTTTTCTAAAATTATTTTCAAGATTTGCTTTACTAATAACAAGAACTTCTTTTTTTGTAAGAATCGCTTCAGCAATAGCTATAGCAGCACACGTTTTGCCGTGTCCTAAACCAATGTATAATAATAAACCTCTTGCTGGACTTTCACCTTGTAAATAATCACGTGTTAAACGTTGAATATTATTTAATTCGATTTGGTTTTTAATACGAGGTAATTCTTTTTTAATTGGTTTATCTGAATTTGTTTCTTCATATGCTGAATAAGTATCGTTAATCCAATTATAAAAATGTTTTCTATTAGGTAATTCCCATAATTTATTTTTAGGATAAACAATATGTTTATTTACAGGAGGAATATAATTTAATAGAGTTTTATTTTTAATTATATCTTTAATATCTTTAGTCTCTTTAGTATCATTAGTTTCTTTAGTCTCTTTAGTATCATTAGTTTCTTTAGCATCTTTATCATCTTTATCATCTTTATCATCTTTATCATCTTTATCATCTTTAGTATCATTAGTATATTTACTATTACTATTTGATAATGATTTTTTAGAAATTTGTGTTTGTTTAGTTTGTTTAGTTTTTTTAGTTAATTTAGATTTATCTTTTGTCATAGATTTACTATTATTTTTATTTTTTTGTGTAATTTTCTTTAATGTTATTTTAGGCATAATAAAATAATAAAGTTTAAATTAGTTTAGTTCTATATATAATAAATTTATTTATTTATTAATATTATTTAATATAATATTATATTTTATATTTAATTTTTTAATTATACAAAATATATTATTATATGTTTTTTTTAATTATAAATATATTTATAAATATAGTAATAAATAATATATTAAACTATATAATATTTTATATTTAACATTACTATATAATATTTTATATTTAACATTACTATATAATATTTTATATTTAACATTACTATATAATATTTTATATTTAACATTACTATATAACATTTAATAAAATATTTAATAAAATATTTAATAAAATAAATAATAAAATAAATAATAATATATTAATATTATAATAAGAATTAAAACTTTAAAATGAGTAGAAAAAGAAAATCATCTACATTACATACTCAAAAACATAAAAAAAATAATACATCTTCTTTAAATTTCTCATCTCGTAATTCACAAACATTACATTCTAATAATAATAATTTATTATCTAAATTTATAAAATCAAAAAAAATAAATTATAATTATGATAATAATTCATTTTCAAAAAATAAATATAGTATTGTAAATATTAATAGTAAATTTCCAACACAAAAAGGAAAAAAAAAATATAAAACTTTTTTATCTAAAGTTCATACTTTAAGAAGAATGAAAAGGAAACCAACCAAAATTTATGGTAAATTAGCACAATATATAGATGATAATAGAAGAGATTTAGCAAATAATAAAGTAATCAAAGGTAATGTTTTAGATAAATATTTTTTTAATCATGATAAAAATAAATGTGTATGCGAAAATATATATAAATTAACTTCAAAAGAAGATAAAGATAAAAATAAATGTTTATGTAAGAATATGAAAACATATAGTTCTCAAGGTAGAAGTGGAGCATCGATACATTCACTAAAATGTTCTAATATTCAAACTATATTAAAAGTATTAGCTTTAGATTCATATTATATGAAAATGAGAGGAGAAACTAAAAATTATATGTTTATTGAACTTGACGGTTTTACAATACAAACAATTATTAATAGTTATGTTTATAAATTATTACCTAATAATTCTGTAAATATTATTAATTCTGGAATATGCACAGCACAAAATTATAAATATAAAAATACAGAATTATTAAAAAATATTAATAAACCTAATACTAAAACTAAAAGTAAATCTATAAATACAAATAATGAAAAAATAAAAGGAGCAATTCATGGCTATAATTTAATGGATGAAGCTGATTTAGGTTCTGGAGGACAGTTTTTATTAAATCTACTTAATGGCAAGTATGATAAAGAATTTAAAATTACAAATGAAGATATAAGATATATGGCAGTTATTAATTTCTTATTACAAAGCATACTTATTATAGGTCATTTACAATCATCGTCACTTGAATTTTTTCATGGTGATTATAAACCAGACAATGTATTTGTAAAAAAATCTACTCCAACTCAAACACGCTATTTTAAATTTAATATTTTTGGTAAAGAAATGAAAGTAAAAAATATGGGTTTTTCTGTTTTAATTGCTGATTTTGATAAGTCATCAATAACAATTAAAAGTGAAATTAACAATTTATCTAATAATAAATATAGATTAATACCACCTATTGTAGCAAAACCTTTATTAGGTAACTATGTAAATGATTTAATAAAAAAATTTGGTGATGTTGACCCTGATATTTATGAAGGGGATATTAAAATAAATAAAGTATTTATTAGTAAATTTATACCATTAGGTAAAGACCCCACTATTCATATTTTACGTTCAGCAGGTATTAAATTATATAGAGATTTTGATTTATATACATTTATGGTTAAATTATTAGATGATATAAATGTAAGAAATTATGTAAAAAAACATAAAATAGATACTACAATATTAAGTTTTATGAGTCCTAAATTTAAAGACTATATTTTTAATAGATTACCTCAAACCAAATCATTAAGTGAAACAGCATATGTTATTGTTGATGTATTAGATAAAATAAAAGAACCTATGAATAGAATATTTTATGAAGAATATTATAAAATATTAAAACTTTTAAATTATAAATTATTTAAATTATAAATTATTTAAATTATAAATTATTTAAATTATAAATTAATATTTTTTATTTTAATTTTCTTTATTTTAATTTTCTTTATTTTAATTTTCTTTTTATAAAAAAAGAATATAAATAAAAACTTCTTATTAATGATAGACATATAAATAAAAAATAAAATAATAAAATTATAATAATGAGTAGGAATAAAAATTCATCCTATTTTAATATAAATGAAGTTAAAAAATTTACATTTACACAAGAACAATATATTAACTTAGAATTAGAATATAATAGATATACTATATATAATAAATTAATAAATACAATTGAAATTATATTAAATATAAATGATAATTTTGAATACAATAAAAGAAAAAAATATGAAAATAAAAATATTATTGAACGTTTTGTATTAGAATGTATCAATCACGGGCTCTCACCTCAAATAAATCATAATAATGATAATAATAATAGTTTAAATAATAATAGTTCAAATTCTAATAATGGTTTAAATAATAATATTTTAAATCTTAATATAATAACAAATAATAATGATTATACTGAAAATGAATCAAATACAAAATCATTATCTCAATATTTTTTATTTAATTCTATATTAAATGATAATCAAAAATTATCTTCTATATTTTATTTTACTAAAATGATAAATGAATATAATGAAAAAAAAATTAAAGTATCTAAAGATATAATACTTAAAATAGAAAATGAACTTGTAAAAGCAAATAAAGAATTTATAAAAATAAATAATGATTTTAAAAAAATAATAGAAACACAAATTATTAATTTAGGAAAACAAATAGAATGTTCTATTAAATTAGAAAATGATACACATTTTATTATTAAATATAGAAGTTATATTAAAATAATAAATTCGAATCGTTATTATAAATTAATGAAAAATTATGATAAACCATTTCCTTATGATATTATTCGTATGATATTACGTTATAGTATTTTTGATACATCAAGTCAACAATGGAGTATTGGTATAGATTTATATGAAGATATTAGTGAATTATTTGATATTAGTTTTGAAACATTTGCGAGTCCTTTAAATTTTAATATGTATCGTTTTTGTTCTATTTTTAAAGATACAGATAGTATTTTTGGAAGTGTTGGGAGTTTTTACAATTTAAATTATGAAAACTTAATATTACAAAATATAAAAGGCGTTTTTTTTAATCCACCTTATTTACCTATTCTTATGAAAAAATGTTCTTCTCAATGTTTAACACTTTTAGATAAAATGAATAAAAATAAATTTGATTTTTCTATATTCTCATTTTTACCAAATTGGGATGATGCTGATTATATACAATCTTTAATAAAATCTAAATATATGGTTGATTATAAAATTGTTAATAAAGGTAATTATATTTTACAAGAAAAAGATAGAGGAAAACTTATAACTGGAACATTTGATTTATTAGTGATTGTTTTAAATAGTAATAAAAATAAATGGGATGAAAAAAAGAAAAATGAAATGAAAACTAATTTTGAGATTATTATTAAAAAAATGAAAGAAGAAACAAAAGAATTATTTTATAAAAAGAAATAAAAAAATAAAAAGAAATATTTTTCATACTATAATTTATAATTTTTTTAAATTTAAAAAGCGCCTTGTCTACGCTGTCTACGTAATGGCATATTTTCAACATTCGCAATCAATAGTTCATTTGCCAATTGAGCTTGTTCTTGAGCTTCCACAAGAGCTTCCACGTGAGCTTCAAATTCAGCTTCAACTTGGGCTTCATATTCAACTTGGGCTTTAGCTTCATATTCAGCTTGAGCTTTGGCATCAGCTTCAACTTGGGCTTCATATTCAACTTGGGCTTTAGCTTCATATTCAGCTTCAGCTTGCTCTTGTTCTTGATACATATTTATATAGTATTGTTCATTACGTAATTCTTCTGCGAGCCTCTCTTTTTCCCATTGGTCTTCTTTGTCCGTCCAATATTTATGTTCTTGAATCTTTTCCCATTCTTGTTGTTTCCAATATTCATCTTCATCTTTTTCTGCTTCTTCTAAATATTCATAATTTTCTATATTTTGCATTTTTAATTAGATTATAAAATTTATGAATTAATGATCAAAATGTGTTAATATATAAACTAGTAAAACTTAAATACAATTTTTTTACTTTTTTTTAATTATTGCTAAAAAAATTTACAATTTATAAAACATAATTTTTAAAAATTGGCATTTTAAATTTGTAAAATAAAAAAATAATATGTAAATGACTATATATTTAAAAATATATTAATTTAATCTTTTACATAAACTATCATTTTGATAACCAAATAAATGAGAATATGAATCATCCAGTTCTAATCTTTTACAATGGTCAGATTCACAATATTTTTTATTTGAATAAAACACGCTTTCGTCACAAGATGTAAGTTGTCCTTGAATATTATTACGAATTAAATATGAAATGACTTTAAATGGATTTACAATGTCTTCACCACCTTCAAGGACTTCATCGACAGCTTCACCTTCTTCACCTTCGTCTTCTTCTTCATCTTGCCAGTGAAAGTCATCTTCCTCTTCACATAAATTTCCATTATTATCTAATTCATACGTTTCATAAATTACTGAACATAATGCCTGTGTTTGTAAAGGAAATTGATTTACATAATGAAGTAAATCAGAAATCTTTATGCGTGTTCCAGTATTATTACAACACATGATAATTAATGAATTTTCATGAATAATAACATTAATTCTGCTGCATATCATACATAATATTTTTAATTTTCTTCCATTTGAAAAATTCACATAAACTTCAGAAAAACACCGTTCACTATAACTTCCATCTGGATTACGATATTTATTCCAAGTATCTAATTTAAATCCACATGATACTATTCCATATCTGGATAAAATATATGATTGTTGTGTGTCTTCTAGTTGATTAAATGTTTGAACATCCATTTTAATAAGTTTCAGAATAATCAAATATATTAATTAAAAACTAAAAATAAGATTTCAATTTTATTATATTTTTTCTATTTTTTCTATTATTTATTTTACTAATAAATTATAGTATATAAATAATATAAATATTTATACATTTAAAAATTGATTTAAAGATATAATTATTATTTAAATTATAAATAAGAGTTTGTTATATTTTACATTTTTATATATTTTATTTAATTTTACTATACTTATACTATAATAAATTTAATAACTATTAATACATTATAAAAATTTAATTTAAATGACGTCTCAACAAAATTATAATAAAGTCTCTTATGAATTAGTAGCAACACCAGATGAGATTGTATCTGGATATATTAATCCTTTTAATAAAGTAAATAAAT